GTGCCTTCTTCTTTAGACAAATTCTCCAGCGTTTGTTTAAATTCAGTAATATTAAAAGGACGTTTACCTTCATCAGTCTTAGCAAACATTTCTGTATATGCACGATGCATATTAGCGTAAGGTTCAAACAAAGGAGCCTGCTCACCTGCGCCAGCAGCTTGTGATAATTCAGAATCACGTCGTTGACGTTCTACCTTGGCTGCTTCTTCTTGAGCTACAAGACTTTCTTTGTAACCTGTAGGGGCAGCTTCTCTACGTTGTAGTTCAGCAGCATTGAGTTCTGGTCTAGCTGTACGAGCAACCTCAAACTCCATTTGCTTTTGACGTTCATCAAGAATGTCTTGAGCAGCACGTTGTGCTGGAGTAGAGCGCTCTGCTGTTAAGTCTTTAGCCATTTGAGACATAGGAGTAAACTCTTCTGCAGGAGCAAAAGGTTCTCCACCCAAGTCCCGTGTCATACGGTCCATTGGGGACTCTTGGGTCATGCCAGCAAACTGTTCAGGCATTGTAGCTGGCTTAGGAGCTGCTGCTTGAGCAGCCATGTCAGCATCAATACCTTCGTTAGCCATTCCATTCTTATCCATCTTAGCACGGACAGATTCAGGAGTTATGTTACGAAGACCTGGGTCGACGGTTTCAACAACCTTCTTAATACCCTTACCAACATACTTAGCTCCAGGAATACCCACGCCATAGCCCAAGATGTCAGCACCAAGCATACCCATACCAGCGACGTTAGGAGTAGCGCCAGCTTCTTCTGCTTTCTTACCTAGATATTCAATACCTTGTCCAGGAAGACTAGCAAGTTCCATCATCTTCTTGTAACCAGCATTCTCTTCAATACCAGTCATCTTACCAATGGATGGGGCAACATCTTCCATAGCCTGTTGACCAGCGGTACGTAGCTCTTTAAAGTTTAGTTCAGGAGCAGCCATTTTAGCCATACCAGAGGCACCAATGCTCACTAAACCTTTAGGGATACCAGTTAAAACGTCACCAATACCTGCAAGAGTACCACCAGTATTTTTAGCAAACTGAGTAGCAGCATCTATCCCTTGATCAATTAAAGAAGGGCTTTCTGCTTTTCCTAAATGACCTTTAATCTTGGCAATAGCCTGTTCATTAGACAAGCCATCAGGCAGGTCGTAATGTTGTCCTTGAAATTGATAAACAGGCATTGATTTTCCTTAATCGAGTTTAATTGGGTTTTCTGCTGTGCCCTTTTTAGGGCCACCACCACCCAAAACTGAGGGAGTGTTTATTGTTGGTAAACCTGTCATAGCACCAGGATCGATTTTACCCTGAGATGCTGCATTCTTAGCATTGAGGTTCAATTGCTCATAGGTTTGTGCCAGTTGTAAATACTTGGCTTTATCTACAGGATCAGGTTCCATTTCAGCCATAACGCTAAATGCAACGGCTGCTTTTTCATAAGTAAGTTTACCAGACTGAACTTGTCCAACAATGTCAGTGGCTTTCTTCTTAGCATTAGCAACAGTTTCACGAGACCTAGCATTAATCTCAGCAACATCTCTAGAAGTTTGTCCAGAAATTTCCAGTCCTTTGAGATGGGAGTAGACAGTACTTTCTTGTCTCATAACATTCTCTCTAAAGTTGTTTAACACTTTAGGAATCTCTTCCCCTTTAACAGAAGACAATTGATTCCACAATCCTTGAATTGTAGGACTGTTCATGTTAATACCAATCTCTACAGCATACTGCTTTAATGCAGCATGGCGTTGTACAGGAGGAACAGTAGATAGATATGTAGAAGCAGCACCTAACAATTGACTAGAACGCTGTAAGTTTTTAACTTGAATTTCTAAAGGCGCAGCATCAAGTTCTAGTTGAGCTTTTTTATTAGCAAGGCCACCAGTCTCAAGAGCAAGCTTTCCTGTATCCAGAGATTGTTGTTTAGCTTGTAAATCCAAAGGATTCATCAACTTTTGTTGAGCAGTCCTTTGCATAATCTCATCCATCTGTGCTTGACGCATAGCTTGTTGAGATTCTTGTTCGTTCTGAGTATCCCGCATTTGCATGCCTGTAAGCATGGCTCCTCCTGCGGGTCCTAGGTTTTGAAACATAGAATTTAAATCCATAATGTTTCCTTATTCTATGGGAGTGGCACGTGAACGTGGTCTTTGTGAGTACATAGCTAAAGCTAGCGGAGTATTGAACATACCATATTGGTTGCTCATTGACTGATTAGCTAAAGTGTTTTGTGAGCCTTGTAAACTTGTAAGAGAGTTCATACGCATTTTAGCAAGAGTAGCAGCTAAGTCGTTAGCACGGGTGCCATATTGACTGTTACGTCCAGCAGCAGCGTCTTTGCGAGCCATTGCTTGTGCCATTTGATTGTACTCAGCAGAACCTGGAGCATAAGCATTCATGATGTCAGCACGGTTTTGATTGTACAAACCTTCTTGCTTCTTAGCCATTTTGTTTTTGGCATACATGTCATACAAACTACCGCCTGCATACATTGCAGGAATTGGGTTTTTCATTGCCCAATTTCCAACAGACTTGACACCACCTAAAGCAGAGTTTCCTAAATCACTTAATGAGAAAGGGATACCACCCTCAGCACGTACATCTCCAAAGTCATATATGGGGTTACTACCTTCAGAAGGAATAGTTGTGCTAGTAATTCCACCTTCTGAATTCATATAACCACGAGGGGTTACAGGACCTTCTGAGGGACCTCTGTTTAAAGGTTGTCCGTAGTCATCCATTTCTCCTGGAAAATTGCTTCCTTGTGAGACATCACCATAGTCATAGATAGGATTGCTAGGACCCTGTGTCACATCGCTTAATGTTGCAGTATCAGCAGCATTAGCCATTTGGGCTGCGGCTTGAGCATCAGATACATAGCCTACCGTATCTGCTGCACCCCCTGCAGCATTCATTGCCGCTATTTGTTCTGCATCAGAAACATATCCCACACCTCCGTCGGTGGGCATTCCATTAGCCATCATTGCTAGCCTTGCTGCAGTGGTCCATCCACCTGGAATGGTTTCTGCAACTGTGTCGTCTAAATCAGCAAGAGCATCACCTGCACTGCTAAATAGGTCGTCTACTGGGTTTGATCCACCGCACATTATGCATTCTCCTTATTGAATATATATCCCATAGTGTTGTATCCTAAGCGGGTATACATACCCTGTATCTTGTCCATGTTAATACCAGTCGTGTGACCGATGACGATTGAGGTTGCTTTGTTATCTTTAGACCATTTTTCAAAGTTCTTAAAGAGTCTGACAAACAAGGGAGACCCTCGATGTTCAGGTTTAACAAACATAACCATGTCAGAAGCTACTAGTTCATCTGAGAAATATTGTTCACTTATACGTCCAAGAATGACACCTTCAATGCGTCCTTCTTTTTTAGAATAGGTAATAAATATCTTGTTAGGATGTACTTTTGTTGCTAACAGCACTTTGCTCAACTTAGAGCGATCAAACTTCTTGTGTCTGTAATGAGGAGATTCTTTAACAACTTCTTCACCAATAGTTAGAAGCTGTTCCAAATCCTCATCCATAAGTTGTGTATAAATCATGCTAAGAGTACCGATTTCATTGTACCAGCGTCGTTAGTCCAAAGTTTAACTAAACCAGTTGTTGTGTTTTTATACACAGCTGCTTTACTAGCAGCAATGTCGGAAGTGGTAGGATCACTAGATTTGCTTTGAACAGCTAATAAATTAGATGATCCCGTTGTATCTTGATTCCATGTAGGTACAGTGCCAGTAAGCCCACTGTAAGCAACGTTAGTTGCTGTAGCAGCATTACCAGAAATATTAGGCAGGGCAGTTACATTTGTTGCTTCAGCAGAAGAAATGTGGTATTGTCCTGTTCCTAAGATGTTAGTTAGCAGTCCGTGGTTCTTATTCTGTAAATCAGCAATGGAACTACCAGCTTTGTTAACAAGGTCCCAAGAAACAGAACCTGTGGTACTAAGTAAGATGTAGAGTTGGTTATACCATGCTGTCCAAGCAAAGTCACCAGACTCAGCTCTTGTGGGAGGGGGAGGAAGACCACCGCCAGCCATTATGTACTACCTTTATTAATGTCCACTTCTAAACCTTCTAAACGAAGGAGATAGGGCATGCTGTATGTTATCTTAAAAGCTCGTCGTCTAAACTGACCAAGCTGATCTAGTTTAGGAAGATCGGTTGTATAGTTTAACGCTCTTGCTGTGCTAAATGTATTGTAGTCATCATCTGACCATTGAACATTAACAGTAATACCACTTCCTGTACTTGGAACATCTCCAATTAAAGAAAGGCGATACATAAATTTACGGTTAATGGTATCAAAGTCCAGCTTAGTAGTAGTAAAAACACAACTGATGGCTGTTCCAGCGTCAGTAAAAATCGTTTCATCCATTGTGTAAATCTTACCATTTGACTTATCAAGTAGGTAAGCGCTTCCGTTAGGACCGTCTGTACCGTGAGCACATAAGAATGCTCCGCCTGCTGTACTCCATTCGTGCCACATTTTGTTGTCAAAGCTGTATACTAATGTCCTGTTAGTTAAACAAATGACATAACATTTCTGTCCTGCCACACGAACACAAAAAGCTTGTGCATTAGGTAGGTTAGCACCTTCTGCAAGGAGAGCACTCTTTACAGCAGGGATACCCACTTCAGCAGCTTTAAACCCGTCGATAGTCCACACCGTGTGACCACCGTTGTTTGTTTCACCAATCATGATGACTTCTGTTTCTGTTTGTACAACAGAATCTCTAGCAGCAGTACCAAACTGTTGCACAGCAGAGTCATGACGTCCTAGGGGACTTCCTGTAGCATTAGCTACGTCGTATAAGTATTCTGTACTAGCTGAACCAATGGCATAAATGTAGTTGTTGTTTTTAGACAACGCTACAATAAGGTCAGGATACATCTCAGCAGA